CAGATGTTAGTGTTCATCAGCCTACAAAGACTATGTTTCGTCAGACTCCTTGGAGTGGTCTATTGATTCAAAACAATAGAATTCCTGTTAAGCAAAAACCTTTCATTAACAAGAAAGGTATTAGAATAGACCCTAAACTCAAAGCTATGTGGGATTATGCAATTAAGCAAAAAGACTTCACATCTGAACAATGGGATATATTCGCTACTTGTGGAGAAGTCTTGTCTGGTGAACTACCCCCGTGTCAAAATATTGAACCATTAACTTGGGGAGAAGTTGTCAATGGAAGAGTCAGCGCACTTGGAGTCACTCCCAAAATAGATATGAAGAAGAGTGGCACTTGGAGAGCCTATGTCGAGTTTGGAAAAGCAACCGATAAAGGTGAATTTTTCGAATGCGTTAAACACCGCACAAAGAAATGCAAAGAATGTTCTGCATCTGGCGAACCTTTTATGCCAGATATGTTTCTTCAACATGATCTTAATGAACTAGAATATGTTTTGGAATACAAGAAGATCAATCTACCTTTCATCACTTTTTTTAAAGACGAAGTTTTGGATGAAGCGAAAGTTGATGAAGGTAAAATTCGTGCTTTCGACGGATCTCCAATTGAATTATTTTTGCTAATGAAACGATGGTTTGGTTCTTTTAGAGAACAAATTACTTCAGATCCTGTAGCATTTCATATGTCTACAGGAATTAATCCACATTCTACACAGTGGAAAACTCTACATGACGATTTGGATCGTTTTGATCAAGCTTTCGATGGTGATTACAAGAAGTATGATAAACATATCATGTTTGAAGTAGCTATCTGCGCTGAAAGTGTTATACTTGGTTGGTATGATAGAAAAGCTCGACAATTGAAAAACCAAAGTGAAAAGACTATGCGATATCACAAGATTAGAGCAAATTTGCTCAACTCTGTGATCATAGTTCTTCATCATTTTAGAAATATCGTTTTTCAAACAGTTGGACCCAATCCTTCTGGACAATACATGACGGACATATGGAATAATATTATCAACATGCTTTTACACATGTATTGTTATTGTAAATTTGTCATGCAAGCTCAACAAATAGAGTTTACCAATGAAATTGCAATGTCATTTTTCAGGCTCAATGCTATTAATTGTGGTGGGGATGATCATATTCTCACGAACAATATTCCTGGTTACAATTTTCAATTCATCAAGGAAACTATGGCAGAAGTTGGTCACGTTTATACTCCTGCTGATAAATCAGAGTACTTTTTGTCTGATTTTAAAAGATTGTGTGAAGTTACTTATCTTAAGAGACGTTTTGAAGTCCATAATGGTCTTGTTTTTGCACCTTTGGAAATTAATGTTGTTCTCAACATTATGAACTGGAAGACAAACAAAATTCCAGACGTTCAAGCTTTTAAAGATACTGCTAGATCTGTAATAATTGAAATGTTCCATTATGGACGTTACGATTATGATAGATTCTGCAGTATTTTGAATGAAGAATTCAACAAACGTTTCAGTTCCCGCATTGATTTTGCTACTTATAACGAAATGATGGACAAGTTTATCGAAGGAAAAATTAGATTTGTTAACCAAGGAAAAGATTGGGCTGCCAATATGCTTAGAAGTCATACTGAAAAGAGAAGACAGCTTAATATTAGGAAATTTGATCACAACACTGCTCGTGCCCAAGCTATTGCCTTAGCAGAAAGAAATGCTAGAGAAAAAGAAGAAAGGCGAAAAACAGAAGCTGCGCAAGCTGAAATGCGCGCTCTCGTTGCGCAAGATAGACAGAGAGAGCTCGAAGAAAAACGTCGAGCTAAACGTGAAGCTGAAATCGCCTTAGCTGCTAAAAGAGCTAGACGAGATCAATTTTTGGATGCCAAGCGAGAGAAGAAAACAGAAAAACTCAAAAACAGAGCACTCGCAAGAGGTCAGACTCCTGCACTTCCCAGAAAGGAAGAAGAGATCAAGCCTCTTGGAATGGAGGAAAATTTTGTTAAAACAATGCCTACAATAACCGCACTTTTACCACCTCCGAAATCTGTTGTCCCCACGCGAAAGGAAGACAAAACTCCTAAAATTTTAAAAGAAGCTCCGAGAAGAGTAGCACCTGCACCCGTCGAAACAAATAAGGTTGCAGTCACTACTCCAAAAGGAAATGGAAACTATCCCAAAGTCAAAAATCCTTTTACCAAGAGAATGCATTTTGATGATTCAGTTATTCAGAGAGTTATGCATAATCAAGGAATTAAGAATCACACTGAGGAAATGGAATTTGCTGAAATGCTACATGAGCGCTATCAAGCCCCTATGATATTTTTCAGTCGTTCCGTGCTTAATGAAAAAGCGTTCCATCATTCAATGCTTATGGCCCGTGAAATTTCTACAATGAAAGGTGATAAACTAGTTATGAATTTTGTTGTTCAAGGAAAACATTTTTGGTCTGTTCTTAAAGTCAATGGCACTGATGATTATATTGGTGTCGGAGATTGTCAGAAAAATTGTGATCGCTGTGCATGGTATTCTTATATCATAAACAGTGGTGTCAAGCCCTACGATATCAGTGCTAGATTCGCTCAAACTAGAGTGAATAAAAGAAGATTTGTAAATCAAGCTGATGTTGCTGACGTTTCTAACGATACGACTGAAACAGTGGTTATTGAAGATACTCAACAAACCACCAGTTTCGCTAACAATGCCGAAAAAGCAGTGACTACTGCTGCCATTGATAGACATCCACTTTATCATGCCGACCCTTACAACAATCAAACTCCAACGCAATTATTGGAACGACCTTTTATTTTAGATCGACCTGTGTGGAGTACTGCGAATATTACATTTGAAACTCTTGGTTATTATGTCTTTCCAAAAGATAGTTTTCAAGTATGTACTCCTAATCAATGTGTTCTTTCAAATTTTAAGTTCATCACTGGAGATATAGAGCTTACTTTGTTCTTTAATACAAATATCTCACAATATGGATTGCTTCTCATGGAATATTACCCAGGTTGGATGTTCGATAGTTCTCCAGGAGATTTATTTAATCAACTCAAAGATCAACCATATTCTATAAACAGATGTGTTTTATTCGATGCTTCTTCAAGAAATGTGTGCAAGTTAGTTGTTCCTAATCTCACTCCTTTTCAATTTATGGATTATGATTTAGGATCAGATAACTTGCATAACACAAGCATGGGATCTGTTAAGATATCCGTTTTGAACCCTCTTAACGATGCTACTACATCTGGAAGTTTCTCAATTACTGGTACTTTGTATGCTAGATGGATGAATGTTAAAACTGCCGGTCTTATAGCTCAAGCTGAAAAAGATGCCGAAATAGTCGAGGCAGAGAAGAAAGCTCCAAACCGAATAGTTTCCAGAGTTCTTGAGGGTACTACTACAGTTTTGAAAAGTGTATCTACAATACCCTACGTTGGGAAATATGCTGCTTCAGCCTCAGTTCTCACAAGCGTTGCCGCTTCAGTCACTAAAATGCTCGGTCTTTCTTTATCTCCTGAAGTCACTGCTCCTATGGGCATGGTTCCCAAACCAATTATGGGAAACACTTCACATGGCATAGATTTATCCGAAAATCATGGAATGGCACCCGATTCCTTTTTATCAACGGATGAAGAGCTAGTTTTTGCCGCTAAAACTGATTATGACTTGATTCACAATTACATGTTGCTTCCAGCTCTTGTAGATGTTTTCTCTGTTGCTGAGTCTACTCCTATTAGCACAATTTTTGCGACTTACCAACTTGGACCTTCTTTACGCTATGGCGCTATTCAGTCCACTCCCGGTTCCAATTTAGGACGTTTTTGTTCTCAATGGCGAGGCGGTATAAAATTACATTTTATATTCGTCGCACCTATGTTTGCTTCCGCTAGAGTTCGAATCATTTATGCTCCTGCCGGAGTTTCGCTCCCTGCAGATGATGTTGATATTATGCGTTTTAAGAATGTAGTTGTTGATATCAAAGGCACCACAGAGTATTCACTCTATGTACCTTATCTTTCGAGATATCCCAGCTTATATACAGTTACTTCAACATTTGGGAGAACTTTAGATGTCAGTGAATATTCAATAGGAACAATTTATTGTCAACTTTTGAATCCTATTCAAAATTTTTCCTCCGGTTCCACTGCTGCAATTGGTGTATCCGTATTTATGGCATGCGGAGAAGATATGATATTTTCTAATCTACGTGAATTATTTTGGATACCAAAAACAGATCCATTTGTCCCTACTGATAAGAAAGATAAAAGGAGCTATTTGTCTAAATTTCTTCCAATGATCAAGAGTAAATCAACACTCAATGATCAAATAGATGTTCCTGCTCCTTTCTACACTCACAATGCAGATGGTTCGCGTGCTAATCCCCCGCAGGAAATGTTTGTAAAGTCACATTTTGTTAACCAAGTTTTGGCTAACACTGACTTAGTCACAATGTTTTCAAAAACATTTCCTTCGATGGGACCAACCACATTAACCGTTCCAGATAAAGTTAATCTTGCTGATGTAGTTACCCGTTGGACAGAAATTTTTTCTCGTAGCATTAAAGTTTATCATGATGGTATTGCAACTTCCGGAACTTTTTATAGTTTGGAACAAATGATGCTAGCTGGCAAATTTGTTTGGCTCTTTGCTCTTTTTAGAGTTCTTCGAGGTTCTTTCAGAGTCAAAATCATTCCACACGAAAATACTCGAATTGTTGCCGTAGATGTTAGAGGGCTCAGTGAAACAATTCCCACTGAAGCTCATAATCTGTGTGGATGGACCTATGGTGATACAGTCACCAGACAACCATTGGAATTCGTTGTGCCTTTTTACAGGAATATGCTTTATTTTAATGCGTGCACAACTTACTACAAGGGAGCCCAAGCCTTTGACAATTGGGGCTTCTATGTACAATCGATCGATGGAACTACTCCTGTTATTGAAATCCTACTATCTGTGGGACCAGATTTCAGGGTTGGTCTTCC